TGCGTGGCTTGCGGGAAATATACACCAAGTTTGTCAATAAATTCATCTGCCGGAACTCCTGCCGCTTCCAGCTGCCCTGCGATCATATCAAGAGCTTCCTGGGCGGTTGTTGCAGATGACAGAGTATCATCCATGGACATCAGGATTCCCTGGTAGGTACCGCTGAATTCACCTCCGGTCATTGACAGCTCCCATAATGCATCTCTCATTCCACCCATGGCTTCCTTCATGGAAACACTGGACAGATCAATTTCTCCTGCCGTCTTCGACATTCCAGCACCCAGCTGCTCTGCCCCCTGTGCCAGAAGATCCACACTTTCTTTTGTTTTGGTAGTCCAATAATCGTTCTCCTGCAAAACAGTATTCACATTCTGAGTTGACAATCCCCATTCTGCGAACTTCTCCATGACCGTATTGGTCATTTCCTCCGCCGACATTCCAGCGTCTTCACAGGAATCTACGATTTTATTGATCTCATCTGCCTGTTCGCGGGATATCGTTCCAATATTCTGCATTTTCCCGGCAAGATCATTGATAGCGCCGCCCATTTCTGAAAGCTTTCCATTTCCGCCTTGAATCCCTTCCACCAGTCCGGCAATGCCGCGTGTCAGCTCCACGATTCCCCAGGTCGCACCGGCAATCAGGCCTGCAGTTCCCACCAGTGGGCCGAGAGAAGATGCCAGGGAAGAAAATCCTCCGCTTGCTCCCCCTGCGGCTTTCCCAAGATCTCCTAATAAGTCTCCGGCACCTTTGGTTCCGCTGCTAAACAGACTTTTTAATTTTCCGGCAACAAGAGAAATGCTCTCGCCACTGATCAGCTTCGTGCCGATTTTGGAAACCACCTTTTTCACCAGGGATCCGATTCCTGTAATATCTGCAATCTTTACCGCAAGAAATACCCTTCCCAGAAA